AACTCACCTGCAATAGATGCCGCTCGATCCGGTGACATATTTGATAGAGCACCACGATTAAGAACATCCTCATTTGCATCAGCCCATGCCTCTTTGTAAGCGGCAGCTTGCTCTGGTGGGAAGATGTCATCAATCGCACCCTCGTTAATCTCATAGCCCTCTGGCGCTTCGCCAGTAACTCCAAGGACGGTTATAGCATTATTTAATTCACTGAGAGATTGCTGTTGCGCCCGATTAACTTCAGACTTCAGATTGTTGTCGAGCGAGATCATAAAGGATCTGTTCTGCTCATAGGTATAACCAGGCAGAGGGTTCTTTTCATATTCCTCCAGTAATAACTGCTTTGCACCAATGCTATCGGCATTGTCATACAGATATAGGCGGTTCTGCCTAACAGCTTGCTTGAGCGTTGCGTCAACAACCTTACGAGCATTTTCTTCTTTTACGCCAAGCTCCAACTGATCCGCTAAGAGCTTAGATCCAGCAGTCTCGATGCTTTCTCTCGTTGCGCCTGGCTGTATTGCGCTATCAAGTATTTCCTGAGAGCCAATAGAAACGATCTGAGTTACACGCTCTTTTGCAGCAGCTTCAGCTTTTTTAAATGCAATATCAGAATACCGACCCTGATATGTCATTGCGCTATCGCCTAGACGGGCAGACAGCACACCGGCAGCAACCGGATCAACCGCTTGCATAGAAGCAGCATATCCATCTTGAATATCTGCCATAGATGCTTGGAATGCAGACATAGACATATTGTTTTTATCAGCATCACGAACAAGGTTCTGCATGTCCTGCTTTGCCAAGCTCTCGATCTCAACAACAGCAATCCGATTAGCAGCATCAGATGCAGCACGCTCTGCTATTGTAGTAGGCCCACCGGCCTCACGTAGCGCCTCCAGAGTAGGCAAAGCACCTTCTTCGCGCACACGCTCTTGCCCACGCAGTTCCGCTGCTTGAGCGGCCTGTTTGAAGGCAAAGTCTGACATGCGATCTACTTGCTGAGAAATAGTCTGGCCGAGCCTTGCCTGCTCGCGCGTAGCCGCAAAGTCCATCTGTTGTGGCTGTCTGGTTTGTAAACCAATGCGCTGATATCTGGGAAGGATAGCCATGTCTTAACCTATGCTAATTGTCCGTATCTGTATGCACCCTGTCCGAGTGTACCGGCAGCGCCAACGAAAGAGCTTAACTGTGCAGCTTGACCCGCTTGCTTGTAAATGCCAGCCTGTGTGCTTGCTTGGCCGAGAGCCATAACCGCATTGTCAGCAGCAACATTAAACTCTCTTACGCCCTCACCCATTGCGAAGCCTTGCAACGTTGCGGCAGATCCAGATGTGGGATCAATGCCACCTGCAGCGCCGCGAGAGATAATTGCAGCAAGCGTTTCGTTTAGATTGCGTAGAGCATCGGCACCCTTTTGCTTATATGCAATGGCTTCAGATCTGCCGCGAAGCTCTGCCTGTCTTGCTTGCGCCTCATATTGTCTGCGCTGGGCAGCACCCGCTGCCATTTGACCAACAGCAGAAACCCCAGCCATAGCAAGCTGAAACCCACTACTGGCCGCTACTGCACCCGCTGATGCTGCTAATGGAGCTAAAACAGCCATATCAATTCCCCACACTTAAACGATACTCAAGACCCAGAACGGTCATGGCCAATGGCACAGATTGGCTTATCGTTATTTGTCCAGTGCCAGTATATCCCAGCAAGCCGTGAGCAGTCTTAGTGCCGGTAAACGGTTGCACCGCTGTATCGAGCACATCCTCGCCAAAGTTCCTAAAGGAAACTTGCTTGCCGTTGATAGTCATATCTTGCGTATCATTAATGATAGCATCAACCTGAATGATCAGCCGTTACAGTGTAGTCTAAGCCCACCTGATAGCTAGTCGTTGCCGCTGTTGCGAAGGTAATCGTGTAGGGAGATGCTGGCACAACCTGAGTAGGCTCCACAACCCCATCACGAATGATTGATACAGTCTCGCCCTCTAGCTGGTTCATGTTTACTGAGGCAGCAGCGCCGCCGCTCTTAGCGCTATCCATCGTTAGAGATGTGTTGAACTTCTCCAGCATGTAGTTTGCAGTGCCATTAATAGTGCGCTTTACAATCACATAAACGTCAGCGATCTCAACGCCAACCGCAATAAACTCACCGTCAGTTGTAAACCGACTAGGCGCAATCACGTTCTGACCAACCAGAATAGAATACACTGCCATCGATCCATCTGTGGCATTTACCACAAACAAACGATCTGACTCATCCGTTGATGCCGCTCGACGCGCAGCCATATCAGTTGGATCTTTCAGCAAGTGAGAGCTAAGAGCAGAGATGTTCTGGATCTGGTACGATGCAGTCGTATCGCCAAACTGGAACGCATTGATAGATTTACCCTGGCGCTGAATAAACACAGACGCACCGTTAAGATCTTCAATCGGAATGCCAGCCTTTGCACCCAGCCGCGTTTGTGGCCGAACAAAGAACGATGAAGGCGTGATAGGATTATCACCGGTCTGAAGAACAACAAACTCACCGCCGGTTGTAAAGATGCGGAAGTCGTTGCCTGAGAACAGATTAACAATCGTGTTGAGCTGGTTGGTGTTAATCGTTGCTTCTACGGCTTCATCATCGAGGCCAGTGCCAGGATTGAAGTCAAAGTAGTTTATAACGCCAGAACCCCATACGGTATTGGGCCGCGACTTAGACCCACCGAAGTATAACCGGCCCTCATGGAATGCAGCAGACTTTGGCCATCCGCGAGTATTTGACCATACGTCCTCATAGCCATGCTCGCTCTCCCAGTTACCGGCAGTGATTGCGCTGGTATCAAAGAAGTTGACCTCAACAACGGCCTTCATCACCGTAGCAGATACATACTCTACATATCGAGCGCGACCAAAGGTGCTGAGAACCTGAGCGTATTGACCAACGGCAGCAGGGGCAAATGCCTCTACCTTATAGTGAGTTGTAGCATCTGGAGCTGTATCCCAATCAGGGTAAACCGTAAGAACCTTTGTAGACGCAACATAACTTTCAACATGGCGAGTTTGACTAGAGCCGGTTCCAGACGTTAAGGTTATGAACATTCCGCTTGGTTCGTCATCTGTATAGCCAGAAGATGCTTTGAGCGTAATTGTACTGGCCCCGCCACCTTGAGCAATTCCTGTTTCGGTTGTTACCGCAGATGCAGTGATCTCGATATTGCCGGTAGATGCGCTAGGCGTGATAGTATAATTGGGCTGATGAGTATGGAAAGCATAAGCATATTGCGGCAGATTGATTAAGGGCAAGTTCTCCAGCGTCCAAGACGTATCGCTGTTTCTCACCAAGCGCTTGGTTTGTAGATCTTCATGGCAAAGAATGAGAGTATCAACCGCTTGCGTGTAATTGATCTCATCGAGCATGGCAGTCGTTATAGACGTTGCTGCAATGTAATCATTGCCAGAGCCGTTTATATTCGTTTGCAGTACCCCAGACTTAAATACATAGATGCGCTGATTAACGAAAACCAAAAAGTAGCTATCAGTTACGCTGAACTCAAAGGGAATAACCTTGAAGTCTGTAAACGTAGATCCGAAGTCATAAATAAACTCTAGCCCATCACGGCGTCTAAATCCACCTTGGGGCTGAATGACTACATTCGTCGCCTCTTCTAAAGCATTCTGATATTGCTGTAAATCAGTACGAGCGCGAATAAGCGGATCAAGCTCGCCAACCGAGAAATTGGTTTGGAACTGGATGATCCGCATTTTAGTATCTCACATCAATAAGTGAATAATCCTCGATGACTTGCGGCGGCTTGCCACGACTATCAACATTCATTGCTTCGCGCATCAGACCACCGCGGCCACTATCAGCCGGTGAGCCGTATGTCAGAGCGCGGAAATAATCTGCCTTGGATATTTGATCGGTAATCACAAAGGCAATCTCAGAGGCTAGTGCAGTACGAAGCAAGCGCACAAAGTAATTAGGCATTTTGCTTTCTGCTACCGAGCCTTGATAATCAATAAATACCTCTTCAAAGTTGGTATAGATCTGATCGCCATATATTTCCCACCCATACCGGATAGGCTGTTGGCCAAGACCTGAGCTTCTGAATAGAGCAATAACACCAGAGAGCATGTCACCAGGAAGCTGATAAGCATACTTCCATTCATCTACCGGCGTGAAAGATAAGCGACCAAGCTGCTCTTTCTTTACGCTCCAGCTCCAAAGATAGTTTGATAAGAGTGTATCGCGTACATCTGGATATAGTCTGTCGCAAGCTTGTGCTGCATCAGTACCCTCTGTAAACGA